CGTACGACATCGACAAGGCCCTGGGCATCCTCGGCGAGTGGATGGTCGCGGCTGTCCGCAACACCATCGTGTCACGCCAGGTCGTGCCGCGCCTCGAAGAGTCCGAGGCTGGGCGGCGCACCATCGCGCGCAAGAAGTCGACGCTCACCCTCGTCGATACCGGGCGCCTCCTGTCCTCCATCGCCTGGGAGAAGGAAAACAAGTGAGCCTCCTCGACTCCCTCGCGGACTTCGTCACCGGGACGTACACGGTCACGCGCACTGTCACCGGCGGCTACGACGTGCACGGCAAGAATGTCGCCGGCAGCACGAGCACGCTGTCCGTCGACGCGTCGCTCCAGCCGCTGACCGGCCGCGACCTGATGGCGCTCCCCGAAGGTCAACGATCCCAGGAGACGCAGTGGTTCTACGCGGCCGTCCAGATGCACGGTCGCGAGCCCGGCTTCGAGCCCGACAAGGTCACCATCGACGGTGAGCCGTGGGTCATCACTTCCGTCGAGAAGTGGGTCGACGGCGACGACGTCTGGTACCGCTGCAAGGTCTCGCGGAGGGCTGCACCGTGAGCGGCCCAGGCATCGCATGGACGACGGTCGAGGATGCTCTCCACGACTGGATCACGTACGCCACCGGCCTCGCGAACGACCACGTCATCTGGTCCGGGCAGAACGCCGACCGGCCTTCGACGCCGTTTGTCGAGATGACGCTTGGCGTGGTCCAGCGCGTCGGCCTGGACGGCGTGCAGTTCGTCGACGCGCCGCTCGTGCTCGCGCCACTCGTGGCGACGCCGACGGTCGCGACGAGCACGTTCCTCTCCGTCGCCCACGGCCGCAACACCGGTGACGGTCCGGTCCGCCCGACCGCGGACGGCTACGGTCTGCTCGCCGACACCAACTACTGGTTCATCGTCATCGACGCCGACCACTTCCAGCTGGCGACGTCGTTCCAGCTCGCGATGGCGCTGACGGCGCTCGCGCTCTCCGCGGGATCGGGCAACGTGACGTTCGCCTCCACCGCGGACACCGTGGCCGCCGGCGCCGAGATGACTGCGAAGTCTTTCGGCATGCGGAGGGTGCGCGTCACGTTCCAGGCGTTCGCCACCGACGCCTTCGGGAACAACGCCGCCGGGCCGCTGCTCGACTCGGTGGTCACCGCTCTGCCGCGCCGCGCCAGCACCCTGCGTGCGGCGGGGGTTTGCGTGCTGGACTGCAACGCCGTCACCACGAGCGGCGGGGTCATTGATTCCAGCATCTTCGAGCCACGGGCGGTCCTGGAGATCGTCCTGTCGCTCGCCAGTGAAGTCGACGAACCGACCACGCGGATCGAACGCGCCCTGGTCACCCCCACCGTCGATGGGGTCGTCAAGCCGACCACCACGGTGGCCTGATGCAAAAACTGTGCCATAACAGCTAGGAGTCCCATGGCCACGCTGACCGACTACGTCCAGATCACGATTACCCGGGACACGGTGGGCATCACCGCGCCTGGCTATGGCACCCCGCTGGTCCTGGGGTACTCGGCCACCTGGGCTGATCGCATTCGCTTCTACGAGGACCTGCCGTCGATGGTAACGGACGGGTTCGCCACCGACTCGCCCGAGTACCTGGCGGTCCAGGCGATGCTCTCGCAGAACCCCAGGCCAGTCCAGGTCGCGGTCGGCAAGGGCCTCCTCAAGCCGACGCAGGTCTACGTGGTCGGCGTGAACTCGGTCGCGAACACGACGAACTACGTCGTGACCGTGGCAGGCCACGGCGTGACCACCACGACGCTGACGTACACGTCGGACAGCTCGGCCACCAACGACGAGATCGTCGCCGGTCTGGTGACGGCGCTCAACGGTGTCGTTGGCAAGAACTACACGGCGGTGGCAACCGGTTCGGCAGGCTCACAGGTCGTGACCATCACCGCCTCCTCGGCAGGTGAGTGGTTCTCGATCGCCATCGACGACCCGGCGTTCCTGTCGAACAAGCAGACCCAGGCGGACCCCGGCATCGCCACCGACCTCGCGGCCATCCTCAACGCGAACCCAGGCTTCTACGGCGTCTACACGACGTTCAACAGCCAGGCGATCGTCGCGGCGACGGCGGCGTGGGTCGAAGCGAACACGCGCATCTACGTACCGGACGTCCCCGAGACGCTCGCGGTCACGACGACCGGAGGCTCCGGCGGTTCGGCGGACACGCTCGACGCGCTCCACACGTCGAACTACGCGCGCACGCTCGGCGCCTACCACCCCAGCCCGGTGAACATGCTCGGCGCGGCGTGGCTCGGCAAGATGCTTCCGCTCGACCCCGGCTCGGCGACGTGGAAGTTCAAGACGCTCGGCGGCGTTGCGTTCACCAAGTACACGACGACTCAGCGCAACAACCTGCTGAGCCGCCAGGCGAATGGCTACGAGAACGTCGCCGGTCTGTCGGTGACCTTCGAGGGCACCTCGGCTGACGGTGAGTACCTCGACGCCATCGTCGGCGACGACTGGGTCACGACGGACATGCAGGTCCGCATCCTGACCGTGATGGCGGCCGCGAACAAGACGGAGTTCGAGGACACCGGCATCGCGCGCGTCGAGGCGGCTGTCCGCGCGACGCTCAAGGAAGCTGTGCGCCGCAAGATCTACGCGGCGAGCCCGCGCCCGCAGGTCACCGTCCCACTGGCCGCGAACGTCTCGACGGCTGACAAGTCCACCCGGACCCTGCCCGACATCAAGTGGACCGCGACCCGTAGCGGCGCGATCCACAAGACGAAGGTCCAGGGGACCGTGTCCCTCTAGTGAGGTAGCCCCGCCATGGCCGTCAACCAGTACGACCCGCTCGCCATTCTCGCCAACTTCGGCGAGGTGCAGTTCATTCAGCTCGCGGAGGGCACCTTCCTGGAGGCCCAGCGCGACGAGGACTCCTTCACGAAGAAGGTCGGCGCCACCGGCGACGTGGTCCGCATCAAGAACCGCAACCGCTCGGGAACCGTCAAGGTGACGTTCCTCCAGACGTCGCCGACGAACGCCCAGCTGTCGTCGTACCACAAGAAGGGCGAGCTGATTCCGCTCACGACCGCCGACGTCCAGCCGCTCCAGGTCAAGGACCTGCTCGGCAACGTCCTCATCCACGCGACGAACGCCTGGATCAAGAAGGTCACCAACGTCACCTACGGCAAGGACCTCCAGGGCCGCGAGTGGACGTTCGACTGCGAAGTCCTCGACTTCGACTACGCGGGCGACGACCTGGAGTAATCCATGCAACGTACAGAAGATCGCACCTTCACCGACGAGCAGGGCTCGCTGGACGTCAAGACGACCCAGCTCCCTGCCATGCGCGCGTTCCGCCTTCTCAACCGCCTGGCGAAGCTCGTCGGCGGCTCGCTCGGCGCGCTGCGGGGCGTCGGCTTCAAGGCCGACGTCAAGCACCTGGCGCCCATCCTGGCCGAGCTGTTCGACCGGCTCGACCCGGAGGAGACCGACGCGCTCGCGCTCCAAATCCTCGGCGGCACACTCGTGGTCGCGAACGGCAAGGCCGTCTCGCTCCACAATGCCGACGCCATCGACGGCGTGTTCGGCGGCCGCCTGATGACGATGCTCAAGGTGCTGGCCTTCGCGCTGGAGGTCAACTACAAGGATTTTTTTCACGAGCTGCTCAAGGTCGCGGGCGACGTCAAGCCGCCGGCGATCCCGGAGCCACCGAGCCCCTAGACCTCCCCGAGGAGGTCGCCGAGGCGTTCCCCTGCTACCGCCTATGGCTGGCACAGCGGACGACCTTGACCGAGCTGGAGCACCTCTCAATCGACGACGTCGACCTGGCGTTCAAGGCGCTGGAGGAGTGGGAGGACGCCGAGCGGCGACTCCACCGGCGCCTCAACCCTCCTAGGAGCTGAGCCATGGACGTCGCAGAACTCGTCGCATACCTCGGCCTCGCCATTGACGAGGAGGCGTGGAACCGTGGCCAGGAGCTGATCGAGAAGGCGCGCCACGGTGTCGAGGGCCTGAGCGAGGCGTCGAAGAAGCACCACAAGGAGGCCGACGAGGAGAAGTCGAAGTTCGGCGAGCTGAATGAGGTCCTGGAGAAGGGCCTCGAAACGCTGATCGGCTACGAGGGCGTCAAGTCGTTTGGTGAACTACTCGAACACACGTCGAGGATGGTGTTCGAGGCCGGCAAGATGGCCCAGCGCATCGGCATGAGCGTCGAGTCCCTCCAAGCTCTCCAGTACGCCGCATCGCAGTCGGACGTCGCCGTCGACTCTCTCCAGTACGGCCTCCAGCGCCTCGCCTTCAACCTGTCGCTGACTGGCGAGCGCGGAAAGTTCGCCGACGAGGCTCTGCGCAAGATCGGGATGACTCAGGCCGGCGTGCAGGCGCAGCTCAAGAGCGGCCACGGCCTTGACGATGTCCTCGGCGAGATGGCCGACAAGTTCAAAAGCATGCCCGATGGTGCCGAAAAGGCGGCCATTGCGATGCAGCTGTTCGGTCGCACCGCCGGCCCTGAGATGATCCCCCTGCTCGACAAAGGGCGCGAGGGCCTGGCGCAACTCAAGGAGGAGGCGGAGGACCTCGGCGCGACGATGGGCGAGGAGGACGTCGAGCAGGTCAACGAGCTGGAAAAGGCGCAGAAGCGCCTGCATGCGCGTTGGGAGGGCCTCAAATTCCAGCTCATCACCGCGGTCATTCCGGCGATTCACGCGCTGGTCGACGCGTTCGCGTTCGCGTCGAAGGTCATTAGCCACAACACGCCGGTCATGATCGGCATTTTGGCGGCGCTGTCGGCCGCCATGCTCGCAACCGCGGCATCGGCGGCGATGGCCTGGTACGCGATTGTGGCTCCGTTTCTCGCCGTCATTGCGCCAATCGCGGTAGCCGTCGCCGTCATCGCTACCGCGGTCACGTACCTTGTCGAGGCGGTCGAGGGCAAGCTCACCAAGTTCGGGCAGGTGCTCGTCGCGGTGGGTCTGCTCATCATGTACGTATTCGCGCCGTGGATGGCCGTCGTCACCGCCATCGTCGCGCTCGGCACGCTGCTGTACCGTCACTGGGATGAGGTCGCCGACAAGTTCTCCGAGATCTGGAACAAGCTGACCGGCGGCATGGAGGGTGTGCGCGACCTGTTCGACGAGTACGGCCCCGAGATCGCGGCAGCGCTCACCATCGCGTTCGGACCCATCGGTGCCGCGGTCGCTGGCATCGCCTGGATCATCACGCACTGGGACCAGGTCAAGGACGCGGTCGGCGCATTCGTCGGCGGCATCGACGGTGGTGCAGTCGGCCTCATGGATCGCATGCAGAACCCGTCGCGTGCCGGCGATGCGAACGCCATCGGCAAGCCTGCCGACAATGGCACCAACAACAACGTCGAGGTGCACAACAACGTCACCATCAACACCGGAGCGAGCAAGGACGACGTGAAGCAGGTGGTCAAGGAGCACTTCGACAACACGATGGTTCACACGATGAACGCCGTGAAGAAGGGAGGCTAGCACCGTGTCCGACCAGCCCATCATCAACGACTACAAGCTCGCGACCTGCATGATCGACGGGTTTCCGATTGACGCGACCGTCTCAGAGAATCACGAACACGAAGCCGAGGTCACGGAGTTCCCCGTCGAGAAGGGGGCGGACACGACCGACAACCGCCGGCGCAAAAACCTCCGCGTGACGATGGAAGGCATCGTCAGCGACACGCCGCTCGGAGCCATCGCGCGGCACCAGACCCGTCAGTCGGGTATCCCGTCGGACACCGCGTACGCCAAGCTCATCGCGCTCGACGGCAGCGACGAGACGGTCACCATCGTCTCGTCCAAGGGCGTCTTCAAGAACATGCTCATGACCTCGCTGGAATTCCCGGCCGAGGGCGCGGAACCACACCAGCTCCACTTCCGCGCGCAGTTCAAGCAGGTCAACTTCGTCACGAACAACCGCACGACGATTCGCGTAGCGACACCGGCCGGCGTACGCGGCCCGCTCGTCACCGGCGCGACCCTGGCGAAGCTGGGGAACATGCGCATCCTCGTGTTCACGCTCAAGGCGAAGGACCCACGGCGTCCGAGCTATCCGCTCATCCTTGTCGAGAAAAACGGCGACCGCCACTACGAGACCTTCCCTGGCGTGTTCGGTACGCCGAAGCCCGACGGCGCCGTAGAGTCCGATGGCTACCACCCGTTCGACGCATTCGGCGCGACGCTCGACGGTCACACCGGGCAGTGGAACTACAAGGGCAAGCCGGTGACGGCGCGTCCGAACGCCTCCAAGACCGACACCAGCAACGGGTGGCACGAGTTCACCGCGGGCATGACGAACTTCTAGGAGGACGACGATGGCGGTACACCTCATCCCACTCCTTCCGTCGCAGCCCGACTACCTATTCTCCGTCGTGCTGGAGACGACGCCGTACGGCATGCACGTGTGCTGGAACGACCGCGATGCGGCCTGGTACTTCGACGTGCTCGATGCCGGCGGCACCATCATCCAGGCCGGCATCAAGATTGTGCTCGGTGCCTACCTCGGCCGCGCAATGCGTGTGTCGCCGTTCACCGACGGCGTGTTCATCGCGGTCGATACTTCGCGTGCCGGTCTCGACGCGACGTTCAACGACCTCGGCACGCGCGTCCTCCTCTACTACGTGCCAGCACTCGACCTGCTCGCCGGCATGATGATCGCATGAGCACGCGCCTCTATAAGCGCGGCTGCAAGGTCACGCTCATCACGCCGAAGCGGCTGCCCAACGCGTTCTTCGACCGCGAGCCGGGCTCACAGAACGCGATCGAGATCACTGACATGCGCGTGCGGTTCGAGATTGAACGGCACGTCAAGAGTGACCCGAACCACTGCGAGGTCATCATCACGAACCTCGCGGAGCGCACGCGCAGCCTCTGCGAGAAAAAGCCGCTCCAGGTGTGGATCGACGCTGGCTACGACGGTGTGCTCTACCAGCTGTTCACCGGCGACCTGCGCCTGGGCTACTCGAAGCTGGAGAAGCCAGAGTGGCACACGCACATGAAGCTCGGCGACGGCGACCGCGCGCTGCGCCTGGCGCGCGTGAACCGCTCGTATTCCAGCGGCACGCCGATCCTGACGGCGGTGCGAGACACCGCGGCCTCGATGGGGCTGACGATCAACCCGGCGGAGGCGTCGAGGCTCGCCTCGCTCCAGATCCAATTCCTGGCCCCCAAGGCAGTTCAGGGGTCATCGCGCGATGAGCTGACGCGTCTGCTGTCGCCGTACGGGATTACCTGGTCCATCCAGAACGGCCGGCTCCAGCTCCTCCGCGACACCGACGCGCTCCAGGGCCAGACGGTACTGGTTAGCCAGGACACCGGTCTCATCGGCTCGCCATCGTTCACCACGCCGACGCAGGGGAGCAGCCTCAACGGCAAGCCATCCCAAATCCGATTCAAGATGCTGCTCTACCCCCTGCTTACGCCGGGGCAGCTGGTCGAGGTGCATTCGCGCGACGTCGCCGGTCGCACCTTCCGGGTCGAACGCTTGACACATCGCGGAGATACGCATGGCGATGAGTGGTTCACCGAGGTCGAAGCGTCGCCGGCGCAGCCCAGCACCGGTACCAAGCCGTCCGTCGTATCTCCGATTGCGCCAGATCACCCGTTCACGGACCATGTGAAGGAGTTCGGCCAGCAGCTCACTAAGAAGTTTTCCGGAAAGAAGACCTAAGCTGGCACAGTTTTTGCATTAGGCTAGACTGGGCGGTATGGGCTCGGAGCCGCAGCCGCTACAGACGCCGTCCCTGCCCCAGGTCCTGGCGGCAGCCCTGGACGCCGCCCTGGAGGACGTACACACGTGCTCCTGGGGGTCGGTTCTGTCATACGACGCCGCCTCCCAGACCTGCTCGGTGCAGATCATCCAGCGGCGGCCGTACACGGACGAGGACGGCGCGCGCCAGACCGAGCGCCCGGCGCCGCTGCTCGAAGTCCCGGTCCTGTTCATGGGCGCCGGCGCGTACTCGATCACGTGGCCACTCATCCCTGGCGATGTCGTGCTCCTGCTGTTCATGGAGCGCGCGATGGACGCGTGGCACGCGAGCGGCCAGACCGACGTCGACGCCGGCGACGACCGCAGGCACTCGCTGTCGGACGCCATCGCGGTCCCCGGCCTGCGCAGCCGCAAGAACAAGATCGACACGCCGCCGTCGGACGCGATGGTCCTCACCGGGCCCAAGATCCAACTCGGCAGCAAGAATGCCTCGAACGGCGTGCTCACCACGAGCGACGGGACCGCATTCATCGAGGCACTCGCGTACGCGATTGCACAGAGCGCCGCAGTTCCGGCGCAGGCCCCCGGAACGGCAGCTCTGACGAATCTCTACAACGCCCTGACCAGCGGTGCTTCTCCACCGACGTCTCCTCCGACACCCGGGGGCGCGTGGCCGACCGGATCATCGAAGGTGAAGGCAGACGACTAATGGCGCTGCTCTCGACCGACCCCATTGACCTCCTGCTCGACTCCAGCGGGGACCTCGTCATCCAGGACGGGGACCTGGTGTTCTCGTCGGGCGCGGCCGGCGTCGCCCAGGCCATCCGCCAGGTCGTGCTCCTGGTGCGCGGCGAGTGGTTCCTCGACCTCGACGCTGGCCTCCCCTACTTTGAACGCGACGGCGTGCCGGCGTCGGACGCCATCATGGGCCAGCAGTTCAACCAGGTCCATACGGAGTCGGTGTTCCGCGAGGCCATCGAGACCGCGCCTGGCGTCGGCGAAATCGTCTCGGTCAGCGCCACATACGACAACAGCACGCGCCAGCTGACGGTCGCGTGGGTCGTGGTCGCGACGTTCGGCGACACCATCTCGGACTCGCTGTCCCGGGGGATTTAGCGTGGCGACCACCTACGGGCTCACCGACCTCGGTCTCGTCATCAAGACGCTGACCATCATCCGCGCCGACCTCGAAGCGGCGATGCGCGCGGCCTTCGGCGCATCGCTCAAGCTCGGCGATACGACACTGCTTGGCCAGATCTGCGGCATCATGGCGGAGCGGTACGCGGAGCTATGGGCACTCCTCGCGGCGGTCTATGCGTCGCAGGACCCGAACGCGGCGACCGGCCTGTCACTCGACAACGTCTCGGCGATCACCGGCACGACCCGTCCACCGGCGTCGTACTCGACCGTCACACTGACCGGCACCGGCACCCCGAGCACGGTGGTCCCGGCGTCGACGCAGGTCGAGACGGCGAGCACGGCCATCAAGTTCACGACGACCGCGGACGAGACGCTGGTCGCTGTGTCGGCGTGGGCGGCCAACCACACGTACGTCATCGGCGACCGCGTGACGAACGGCGGCAACGTCTACCAGTGCACCATCGCCGGCGTCAGCGCCAGCTCGGGTGGGCCGAGCGGCACCGGCACGGCCATCGTCGACAACTTCGCAACATGGGCGTACGTCGGTGCGGGCACCGCGGCTGCGGACATTGCCGCACGCGCCGTCGACACCGGTGACATCGCGGCGGCCGCCGGTGACCTCACGGTCATCGACACACCCGTCGCCGGCCTGTCGAACATCACGAACCTGCTCGATGCCGCGCGCGGCCGCGACGTCGCCACGGACGAGGAGCTGCGCCTGCTCCGCGAGGCCGAGCTGTCTGGTGATGGCGTCAGCACCGAGGACGCCATCGAGGCGGCCGTCCTCCAGATCGCCAACGTCGTCGCGTGCACGGTCTACGTCAACGACACCGACACGACGAATGTGGACGGCATGCCGCCTCACTCCGTCGAGGTCGTCGTCCTCGGCGGCGCCGATCAGGACATCGCCAACACGCTGTTCGCCGAGGTCGCCGCCGGCATCGCGACGCACTCGTCCAGCTCGAACTCGGCCACGGTCGTCGACAGTCAGGGCGTCTCGCACACCATCTACTTCACGCGGCCGGCGCAGATCCTCGTCTACGTCGACCTGACACTGACCTACGACGCCGAGCTGTACCCGTCGGACGGCGACGCGGAGATCCAGGCCGCCATCACGGCGTTCGGCGCGAAGTTCCCGTCCGGCAAGAACGTGACGTCGTCCGGCGTCGGTGCACAGGCGTTCTCGGTGCCCGGTGTGCTCGACGTCACCCCGGTCTACATCGGCACGTCCCCGAGTCCGGGCTCCAGCGCGACCATCGCCGTGTCCACGCGGCAGCTCGCCGTGTTCGACACCAGCCGCATCAACATCCACTCCAGCGCGGCCACCCCATGAACACTCGATACCTCCGATACCTCCTGGCCGCCCTCTTCCTGACGGCGTGGTGCTCGAACGCCGGCTGCGGCACGGGCGACAACGCCACCGCCGACGCAGGGGGCGCTGGCAACTTCGACCACCCGTCGACTGGCTTCGGGGGACCCATCGCCCCCCAGGGTGGCACCATCACCGGCATCACCGGCACGAGTGGTGTTACCGGCAACTGCGCCGCCGGCCCGTGCACACTCAGCGCCGACACGACGTTCGTCCAGAAGCGTGTCACCGGCACGTGCGCGAGCGGTCTCGCCATCGGTACCGTGAACGCGGACGGCACGGTGAGCTGCAACACCGCCGGCATCTCTGGCACGGGCACGACCGGTGACCTCACGGCGTGGGCAACGTCGACGTCGCTCGGCAACTATGCTGGCTCGTCGCCGGCGCCGTGCACCGTCGGCAACGTGACCACCGGTGTCTCGATCGGCGCGAATGGTGTACTCGCGAACACCTGCACGGCGATCGGCACGCAGGGCGGTACGACCGGCACGGGCACCGCGAACACGCTCGCCATGTTCACCGGCCCGACGGCGATCGGCAACGGCCCGCTCGTCTACAACGGCACGGACACAATTACTGGCCCGCGCGTCTACGCGGTCTCGTCGTCGTCGTCCAACCCGGTCTTCCAGGCCACGCAGAGCGGGGCGACCCCGAGCAACTGGTGGATGGGCAGCGTGATTGGCACGACAACGTGGTTCCTTGGGAACGACAACGCCGCGACGACCGCAATGACCGCGACCTACGCGGGCGACGTGACGCTGCCGCACAACGTGACGCTCGGGTCGTCGTCGGGCAACCTCCACACGTTCTTTGGCACGACGCAGACAACCGACGGCGCCGGATACCTTAGGCACACCTCGGCGTCGGGCATCAACTACATCGAGAGCGGCACGACCCAGTCGAGCGGTAGCACCGCGCCGCTGCTGTTCACCGATATGCTGGCCGCGCACACGTGGGGGGAGTTCGACGCGAGCGGCAACTTCCTCGCGTTCAACAACGCGACGATCACCAAAAAGGTCAGCACGTCCAACGACTCGTCCGGCGGCGGTTATCAGATCGATGGCATCGATACGCTCTATCGGCATGGCGCGGATGGCCACCTCTACCTCGTCAATCCGTACAGCGTTGGCGGTTCGGGTGCATACAACGTGGTGATCAAGCCGTCGTCGACCGGCGGCGCAGACGTGCTCAGCACGAACGGTGGAACGTTCACGCTCGACGCAAGCGCCAACGCGACATTGACCGGCGCACTCGTTACGGGTCTCAACGTCGATGTCGGCGGGACGAACTGGCACACAATCCTCAACTGGAACGGCTCGACAAACGAGGACAGCTATCTTCGAGCAGGCAAGACAGCCGGTGCTGTTTACGTCGGTGACGTGAACACGGGCGGCGTCTACCTCGGTGGCGGTGCCAACTACTCGGATGCGACCGGCGGCCTGTACGCCGGCACGGCCGGCGACTTCGCCGACGAGCTTCAGGTCTCGAAGGTTCGTAAGAACGCCGCGCCGAATTCGGATGCCGTCGGTGACAACTCGGGCGCCAGCTGCACGGGCGCTCCGAGCTGGACGGTGTGCAATTACACCGATACGCTTACGTATGCGACAGCCACGACGACATCGCCTCGTGGCCTGTCCGAGACCGTCGGCAAACTCACCGCGAGTGGGACGGCGGGCAGTGATTATCGCTTCTACGCGAAGTCCGCTAGTCACGGCGTCTCCGATGTTCGGTCGCAGACGTGGACGTTCTCGGTCTGGATGAAGCTCGTCAGCGGCGGCCCAGCAACGCTGGCCGTCCAACTCGCGCGCAACAACTTCGCGAACGATGTCACCGCCGCCTCCTGCTCCGTCGGCAGTTCAGCGTGGACGCGGTGCTCGGTCGTCGCCACGTTCAGCGCGACCAGCTACACCGACAACAGTGAGATCGACGCAAGCATCTTCGATGTCACCACTTCGACAGGTGCCGTCTACATCTACGGTTCGCAGATCGAACAGCACAACGGCCCGACGCCGTACCAGCGCAACGACGCGACGCTCGACACCACGGTGTCGTCGGGCACGCTTTCGATGCACGCGCCGATGGCTCGGTTCGGGCAGTACGAGCAGGATCCCGACGTCTACGTTCGCTACTTCGACGATACCAGCGGCGCCTACTACGGCCTTCTGTCAAGGGCGCCAGCGAGCGGAGGCACCGTCTGTGTGGATGGCGGCACCTGCACGCCTGCATCGGCCAGCGAGGCGATCACCGGACGCACGCTCGGTGGGGGCGCCATTGCAATCCACGGCGATGCGACCGCGGGTGGCACGGCCGGGCAGTTCGACGGCGGCGTGAACGTGACGGGAACGCTGACCGTCC